CGACACTGTATTGTCTATTATTATGAATCACGTGTTGTAATTAATTGTAATGTGATATGTATGTATGTGTCTGCTGTGTTTGAACAGCAAATACAATTTATAAAGTAAATTTATGTTTTTTTTTTTCCATTGTTTGCGCACACACAACGTGTATCTGTGTCGATATTGCGTTGTGCGATTGCTCAGTTTCAGCCTTTATAAACGTTCACAAGGTAAAGTTACTTCATTAGTTGTTAGGATATTGAGAGGTGAAATACACAACACCAAGTTTATTGACTGGTTGAGTGTGTAAAAAAGATAGGAAAGAAAGAAAATGAATAGTGATATAGTGTATACTAGTAATATGACGATTGAGATGAAGAAAAAAAATGAATTGTGTTTGCCGCCGCCGCGATTGACGGTTGCGCAATTTGCCACTTTAAAACAATTTTCATTGCCTTTATCTCCTTTAATTTTTTGTACAACAACCACCACTACTAGTACTACTAGCGCTATAACAACGGCAGCAGCAGCAACAACAACAAGTAAAACGCGTTTAACGATACCGACGACAGGGTCGTTGGTGTCTCAGTGTGTGGACAATGAAAAGAAAATATCTCAAATTATTGCTACTCTTCAAGACACGCATTTAAATTTTAATAAAATTAAATGGCTGCACAAAAAACGTTTGGATCAATTAAAAAAGCAATTGCACCGTAAAAATAAAATTATAGTACAATTGGAGACTAGTTTAAAGAACCAACAAGAACGGCAACAGTGTGTTTTAAATAAAAACAACAAACCGTCCAAACCGTCCAGAAGATATTTTGGTGTTGTGCGTGCGGGCAACGTGATTCGCACCATTGTGGGCCGAGAGGTGTTTGTGAGAAGACGAATCGCAGAATTGTGTCTCCATTTGAGCGAAGCCGAAAAATTGTGGTGTCACGTGTCGGACGGTAAAGAGCGCGAACATATTGCGTCTTTATTTGCGGCAAACGCCGACACTCGGCAGGCGATCGTTTACGAAAAGAATCGGCGATTTGAATTTTTAACAAGAGAAAACACCGCTACAGCGATACAATTAATCTTGGACTATTTGAAGGATAAAAAATATGAATTTTAAAATTACACTGGTACCTATCATCGGCGGTTTGAAAGAGAACCAAAAAGAGAATAATGGCGACGTCGGTGAAACTTTTAATGTGACCGTTGCAGAGACGACGGCGATATCATCATCATCATCAAGAGAGATATGTTTAAATGTAAAATGTCCCTCGCCTTTTGTTAAATTTAAAATGTCTATATTGATTGATCAATTCGACGAGGATTGTGTGCAAGCGACATTCTGTAATGGCAACGACACCGTCGCCATTGTCAATTGCGACAAACACCAACGTTACATTTATTTTGATGGATTTATAAAAATGGACGACGAAGGTGCCACCGTTCCGTTTGTGGTGGGACCTTTATATTCGATTAACATAGAAAATAATAATAACAATAACGGTAATCGTAAAGTGTGCGATATTGTTAAATTAATTGAATCTCAACAAACTCCACTGAAAATATTTATTAACGAGGCTAAACCAATAACAACACCAACACTAACGTTTTGGAATAAATTTAAAAAAATATTGAATAATTTTAATGACGACAACACCAATAATGATAATAATAATAACAATGATAACGAAGAGTGTATGTTAATTGAAAATATAGCTAAATTTATTAATTGTTATAACGTGAATAGTACTAATAGTAGTAGTAGTAGTAGTAGTAGTAGTAATAATTATATTAATGAATATCATCGTAATCATATCAATAAAACTCAATGGATTCCTGTGTTGAATCATTCGACGGGTAAAAATTTGTTAACTATATTGTTTATTTTTAAATTTACATGATGTTTATTTTTAAATTTACATTATTAAATGTTTTTGTGTGTGTGTATGTGTACTTATTTGATTGTTTTTTTTATTTAAGAGAATTAAAATGAACAAAAATATTATCACCGCCCCCACCGTTTGGGCTGAAGCGCAAATGCGACGGTACAATTTGTTTGTACCTTTGGCAAATCACAGAATGTTCTATACGTTGGCTGACAAATTAATGCGCAACTCTTTAGTTTCAAATGGCGCCAATGTTTGTGCAATTGTCGACACGCTAATTGGCATCGAGCGGTGTGTGTTCAATAAAAGTTTTCTACTCAACGGTATTATGAATTTTTTAATAGCCAACAGCGACGGTGAAACTGTACAACATAAAATGTTTACAACTTTATTGAGTACACTTTTAAATAAATACTATTAATTGTTTTATTAAAATATATTTTATTTTGTAAAAGACGATAATATTAATGGTGGTAGTGGCGGTGGTGGCGGCGGTGGCGATGATGATGATAATAATGGTGATGATGATTCAACACAGACATTAGTGAGTAAACACTTTGGTGTGTTGGCTTTGACAGAACACATGCAAATTGTTTTAGACGCCTTGCCATCATTATTGCAATGTTTACATTTAATTCGTTTGGGCACACTGTATATTATAGGTGGCGAGGGTGAGGACAAAGAATTCGACGGACTGGGCGTTCTCGAACTGAGTATTTGTTGAAAACAACGCATTTCGCTATTTTTTCGGTCAATCTCTTCCTCATCTTCTTCATCTTCTTCATCTTCTTTTTTCTTTTCAAGTATTGTTGCTGTGTCGTGGTGGTCGTTTTGTTGTTCAATATAATCGATCAATTGTATATTATTAGTTTTACATAGAGAAAATTTATCGGTATTGTTGTTGTTGAAGTTAATTATTTTATTCATACACCACACTTGACACACGACCAATACAATAATACACATCGCCACATTGGTGTAGTTTTGATTTAAAAATGTCGATTCGTTGGCGTGCACTATTTTCCTGCAACCCACACATTTTTGTAGAAAGATGTTAAATTCGTTGAGTAGAAAACAGTTGCGTTGTTTGGCCGCAATTCGATTGACATCAATGGTGTATACGTCGTGCCAGCACACCGATTGCAAATCGTAACTTCTATACAACACGTCCAGTACGGGCACATGACCAAAGTGATAAATGTGCACATGCCACAATATAAACGGCAGCCACACTGTCAGTAACACCGTCAAATTGACCGTCCAAAGCGCCAATTTCATTGTGAATCTGTTGCAACGCACCAGGCGCAACACAAGACCGACGTGAAACACCGTCCACACGATAAACGGCGCGCAGGCAAATTTTGAGAAATTAAAAACTGCACTACTGTCGGCCATGTCGACGAGCAACGCATATTTTTCATCAATAAAAACGGCCAACAGTGTTAGTCCGCTCAACGTCGAATACACTAACAATAGACAAATGTGTATTATCCAATAAATTAATGTTGCTTTTCTAATGGGCGTCATAATTTTATAACAGTAATATAATAGAACAACAAGAACAATATAACAACAACACCACCACAACTAAGTGTTTGAATAATGTATTTAATACTAATTGTAGTCTTCCTGTTTGTTTTTCTATATATAGTATATCGACCCTTCGCTCACGCCTACACATATATCGAACAAACCCAACAGCATTACAATGAAACTTTGGACGAGCGCATGGAGTACATTGAGGGGGTGATGCGTAGGCGACACTATGTACCCATTGAAGCTTTGCCCACAATACGGTTCGACACTAATTTAGGTACGTTAGCCAACAGCACGCTCAAATGTATGTCGATGCCCATGTTTGTGAGCGAAATAGATTTGCCGCTGTTCGATTGTTCTCAAGTGTGCGACAATCCGGCGGCTGTGTATTTTTTTGTCGACGACACCGATACTTTTGTGGTGAACGGCGTAAGATTGAGCCGAGGCGGTTATTGCACCACCAACAGTATGCCGCGCAACTGTAACCGAGAAACGAGCGTTGTGCTCATGAGTTGGAACCAGTGGACGTGCATCGCCGAAGATCCCCGCTATTTTGCCGGAACCAATAATATGATTCAAGTGGCGGGTAGACAACATTTTGATCGGATTCTACCCGGAGACGGTGATCGCAACGTATTGTTCGATCGACGATTGGGTCGCGAAGTGAACGTGGCCACCAATACGTTTCGCTCTAGTTGGGATGAACTGATGGCCGATGGCACGAGACGTTTTGAAATGCGATGCAACGCGCGCGATTCCAATCACAATCAAATGTTTGTCAACCCGCTCAATCCGCTCGAGTGTTTGCCCAATGTGTGCACAAACGTGTCGCACGTCCACCCCTCGGTGAGGCCCGTGTTTGAAACGGGCGAATGCGAGTGCGGTAATGAGGCGGTGACGCGTGTCACACACATTGTGCCCGGCGATCCGACGTCCAAGTGTGCCAGCATAGTGGACGGATTCAATCGCACCACCGCATCGCATCATTTTCGCGTCGAGTGTATTAACCTACACAGTTCAGTGTTGGATTTTGCGCCCAACAAATTGCTTTGTCCCACCGACATATTCAACACTCAAACGGACGCGGCGTTTGCGTTCGAGGTGCCCGGTTCGTATCCGTTGTCGGGCAACGGTATCGATGAGCCCACTCACCGTTTTTACATGGACACCAAATCTCGCGTCAACTACTCAGATACACGAGGACAATTATAAGAGTGACGTACACGTATGTGTGTATGTGTCTGTGTAGTCGAGACAAAGATAAAAGTCCCGTTTTGTTGGCAGTGAAAAATAGTCAAAGTGCAGCACTCTAGCTATGCTAACATTTAAAATAATGATCGCGGTAGCGATGACAGTGATTACCACTGCCACCATTACCACCATTACCACTGCCACTGTCGGTGATTTTGTACAAGAGTTTGTGTTAGACGATACCGTCGGTCTTTTGTACGAGCCTATGGGCACACTAAAGCGCCAACATGTGACGGGGAGCGGCGACAACAAACGAATTGTGTTTGTGAAACGTTTTGATTTTCACAACGTTCTACACCAATTGAAAACAATTTACACGGGCATTATGAAATATCAAGACGAGTATGTGTTGTGCGATTATACCGTGAGCAGTGTGAACCTGAACCGCATCAATCAACTGGTGGAAAGAATTAACGAGTGTTTGGCGACTTTACCCCCCATTCATAATGAGTTTATTCGATACACATGGGACGACGACGACATCATTAACAATAACAAGAACAAAAACAACAACGATGTCATAGACATTGAGAGTGATGAATATTTTGATGATTATTACGAAATAACAGACAAGCGTCGTCGCCGCCTCGACGACAACGCTACAATAGTGAATCGACAAAATTGGAACGAGCCGTTGAACGTGCACACGGCTAAACAAATATTGGCGACGACGACGCCAACAATACGCGGCGACAACGCTCAACAAAAAAATGATACAATTGTGTTTTTGCCCGAGTTTACGGCAAACGAGTGGCGTAACACTTTCACCGATTACAACCGATGTTTGGTCAATCGTCGCACTTTGAATAACACATGTCGATTTGCTGTTAAAATGATGTCATCACTAACGACCAACATACAATATGCGTACAAGTATATTATGATGTTGGAAAAATTGAAACAACAATGGCTACTCAACAAGCTGCCTAGAAACCAACAACACTTGTCAAATCTTACGGAACAAATTATTTTAGGGGAAATGGCAAAACAAATGAATGAAAAAAACAATCGTATTTGGATGACAAATAATAATAATTTTTCTCGTCGTCGTCTTCTTTACAAGCTACATTTATTTTTTGACAAGAATTATGCCGCGGTAATGTTCATTACTGTACCGCCGATGAACGTGAACAATGGCAATTCAACGTTGTACAATTTGTATCGCGTAGTGTCGATTCCTTTTTGTCGGGGCAAAATTTGTTTAATCATAATACCGTCTCACGAGTATGTAGCCATTTCGATCAACAGAAATTATTTTATGTTCGTGGTGAACATACAACAAATGGATACAATATGTTTTAATGCGTGTATCGACGATGGTTACCCTTGTTACATTTGTCCGAACAACACTACTATTGGCTCTGACCGTCCTTTGGCCACTATAAACTCTCGAGTGTGCGAAGTGGAATTGTATATGGGTCGTGCGCCGACGTCTATTGAACAATTGATTAGTGTGTGCGACATTCGCATAGCAAATGTTATAATTAAAGAAGCGTACGTTTTGCCAATTGCTTCGTTCAAATGGTTGTATTTATCTTTGTCTAAAGAAAAAAAAATTAATGTAAAATGTAGAGCATTTACACCGTTGATTAGCATCGCTCTATCATATCGTAGTGGAATATTACAATGCATCAACAATACCATTAACAGTACCACCATCACCACTACTACCACTACTACTACTACTATATATCAACATCGTTTTAGTTACACCGATTACTTTAACAGTTCTTTATTGATACACATCGACAATCCGTTGTCATTTCAAAAGTTAACTTCGCTCAACAGATCCACACTATTGACACTCGAGCCGTTCACCACCGCCAAAATGTATGCTAATAAACAACCACACAAAACTACTCTTCCCTCATATCATTTTCATTATACTACAATTAATAATAAAAATAATAATGATGATAATAGTAACGACAATAAAAGAACACATAATATCATTTGGATTATATGCGCTAGTGTTGGTGTAACAATAGCATTAACAACAACAACAATCGTATTATTAATGATTTATTATAGAAAAAAAATAACATCTCAATCGGTGTCCAATAACAATTTATTGATGATGGAACAAAAATTACCACGACAACGACAACGACAGCAGCAGCAGCAGCAGCAGCGACACTACCATCATGCGATGTACGATGATGAACAGGACGATTCAGACGAATCGGAGAGTCGTGGCGGTCGTTTAGTATATTTAAACGTTAACAACAAAAATGACGCGTTATATTATGTACCCACAATAAATGATATTAACATGTAATTATTATTTTTATTATTATGTCGTCGCTTCCACTAAATGTTCCAACGTACACAAGTGTTTGATGGCGAACGATTTTATTTTTACCAATTCTTCTAAACAATAATTATCCTCCTGTTGTTTGCTCAACAAGTTGGCCATTTCATTTATAAAGCGCTCGCTTTGTTGTAAAAAATAATCGTACACCAACGGACAATTGTTCAATTTGACCATAGCGTTGTAGCGTGTAGAAAAATAGAGTAAATTACGCGTGCAACACAACTCTTTTAATTGTTCGTTGTCAATATCCAAATCGGTGTGATCGTTGATAAATGCCAATTTATCGATGTGCGTAGTTGTCGCTATATTATTATTGCCGCCATTACCACTACCATTATTATCATTACCGCTACTATTATCATCAAGATTAATAAAATGGTTAAGAACGTTTATTTGTTCTCTCAAACCTTGTATGTCGGCGGCTATCATTAACAATTTGTCGGCAATAATAATGTCATTGTTGCTATTGCTGTTGTTGTCGTCGTTTACATTATTATTGTGACCGTTGTGTGATTTAATAAAAAAAGATCTAATTTTTTTATTTTGTATTTTTATTAACCTTTCTAAATCCTGTCTAGCTTTATTGACAATTTTATTTAAATCTGTAACAGACATTATTTTTATTGTATTACTTATATACATTTAAGGTTCGACATAAAAAAACAACACCGGCTTCACGGCCAACGAATACACCTTCGAAGTTATTTTTTTGTTGTTCAAATCTGTCATGGAGGTTTCAATTTTGCCCGCTTTGACGCCTTCGATCACCGCGCAAATAATCATTTCCACTTCGTTGGAGGTGTTGGCCACGACGTCGTTCATTTCGAACACTGTGTCAAATTGTTCCTCCGTAAAGCGTTCAACTTGCACGGGATGGTTCAATTGACCGGTGGCAAAAGTGTTCATGTTGTTTTCACGTGTGATGGAATAGAATTTTCGCAACAAAAGTTCTCGGTCCCGGGGTTTGTCGGGCAGATTGATGCACACGCTCGTCTCCAACTTGAAAGGTAGATCGTCATTAAAGTAACGCTCCATTATTTGACCAAAAATTTTGTTGTGATAATAAATGTTGTTCCATTGAATGGTGAAAAAGTTGCCGTGCACACTTTTCGCGCGCTTAATTCGACCGTAATCAATGAAAACAAATCCACTGGGTTTGCCTCGAACACGACGACCGATATTGTAGGTCGTTTTCGCACCCACCGGCTCTACGATCACAATATCTTTGTCTATATCAGGATACAAACGAGAATGCCATTCTTGTAGATTGTCCGTGTTGTTCAACTCGTCGAGACCGCTCGTCAGATATTGATGGCCGTTGTACGCCAAAACCGAATTGTTTTTGTGTTGTAAATTATAAACGACTTTGTCGAGCCAAGTGATGCGTAATGTTGAGGCGGCGGTGGTGGTGGTGGTTAAAGAATCGCCACCGCTCATCGACGAAGGTGGAGGAAACACGCATAACATGTCATCTTTTGCGTATGGTATTAGTGTGGTAGTTTGAATATGTTCGTCGTTGTCATCGCCGCTGGTATTCATCTCCTCAATGGTCACTTCGTGACGCCGATGTTGTTTGCTTTTCCTCTCTTCATCTTGTATCGATTTCCTTTTTTCCGACATAATTAAATGAAAAATAAAACAATACTATATGTGTGTGTATATTTTATATGTTATTTTTGTGTGTGTGTGTGTCTGTGCGGTGTGAAACGTGACACAAACAAAATACAACTGATTGTTTTATACACAAGTGCACACACTATATCGACTGATTACACGACACACGTTTGTATACACAATTAAGAGACACTATTAAATATGGACGACAATGTCATTATCAACACCGGCGGCGATGTATTCGCGTACACGTCTGAGGATCTCTTAAAAAATATCAGTTTTAATTGTACTCAGTGTGCACCATTCAAACTGAATCATTACGCTGCACTCAAACGTTTTAGCAATGGTATTTTGGACCACAAAAGTGTCGACATGTCCACCATGGACGAAGTGAGGAAAAAATTTAATTTTAAGATAGACTCCAACATTAATTATATAACAAATATTTTCAATTATGAATTTGTAGTATTCGATTACGATTTGAGCGTCATACACGTTGTGGACGCGCTCACAAAAACAAAGCTTGGCGAACTTAAAGTTTCTCTAAACAACAATTTAATCATCATTACCACTAACACTACTATCACCGATGGAAATAATAGTGTATAACGAGAATATGAGCGATAATATTGTTGCGCTCACGGAACGCATCAATTCTTTTCACAACTATCCGCACGTGTCGCACACAGAGTTTGTTATCTCGTTGGCAATTCACGGATTTCGTTACAACAACAACAACAACAACAACAACAACAACAACAACAACATCGATGATCGTGTGATGTGTGATTTTTGTGGGGTAACAATCGAACGTTGGTCGCCCGATGACAATATCGATCACATCAATACAATTCATCTTCTTCATTCACCATACTGTTCGTATGCGAGAAAATATACAAACAGCAGCAGCAGCAACAGCGGCAGCAGCAGCAACAATTACAACACTATTGATAGTAATGGTAACGGCGATGATGGTGATGATGATGATAATAATATTAATATAACTAACAACAATACAATTTTAATAGCTAAAGGCGTACCTAAATGTATACATAAAGAAATGGTGCATGTACAAACGCGAATTAACACATTTGCAGAGTGTTGGCCCGGCGTTTTAGCTCACATGGTGGAGACGATCGCAAAAGCTGGTTTGTTTTACGAGAATCGAGGCGATGAGACGCGATGTTTTTATTGTGATTGTGTTGTGAAGCAATGGGGTTTGAACGATGATCCTTGGCACAAACACGCTGTTGCAAATCCCTATTGTTATTTTGTTGTTTCTATAAAAGATAAAAAAGAAAACCACCCAATGAATGACAACAATCATAATGGTCAACAACAATCGCATACAATTAACAACGATAACACAGTTGCAGCGTTATCGTCTTCGTCCTCATCGTCATTATTACCATTGTCGTTTGAATGTAAAGTTTGCTTGGAAAAATTGTGCGATACAGTATTGATGCCATGTCGGCATTTGTGTGTATGTATAAATTGTTATTTTGAATTAGATCAAAAGTGTCCTACGTGTAGACAAGACGTTTGTGATTTTATTAAAATATTTGTTTCATAAAACAAAAAATGTATTACATCTTTTATAATGGATATGATTTCGAAAAAAGGTTTTCTAAAGAATTTCTAAATTATATATATCGTTCAAACAACAATAACTGCAGCAGCAGCAGCAGCAATTTTTGTTCAAAAAAAGATGATTTGAGAACGTGTATTGATTGGAACAAGAGTACACGTAAACAATTGTGTGTGACTAGCGAAAAAGTGTACAATAAACTTTTAAAATGTACAGGTCATTATTATTGGCCCGATGGTAAAAAATTTCGATGTTACCCTTACAAACAACAACGGCAGCATCAACAACAACAGCATCAAAAGTACAACAATAATCGTTCGTCACTGTTTCATTATCGAAACAACAACAACAACAACAACAATAATGATGGTTGTAACGGTCGTCGTGGTCGTCATCAGCGCCGTCGTCAATCGCCACCAATTCGATCGACGGTTGTGATAGCAACGGCGGCGTCAAAAACTCCCTCGCCTCGTCCTAAAGTGGCCTTTTCACCAACACCATCATCACCATTACTTTGGCACGACAATGATGTGGACGATCAAGAACTGGATTTGTACGCTCAAACGCACGGCTACGAAGACAATGACAACATTTTGGAAGAAGGAGAAATTGTCGATTATCATACCACCTTTTCTTGTGAAAAAAGATAATCCCAACAACTGACAACTATTCATATACATATATAAAAAAATAATAAAGGCATGTATAATAAATAATAGTGTTGTTATTACCATTGTGTTAAAGTTCACAAAATGTTAAAGTTCAAATGTAATAAATTGAGTATATATATATATTCAAACACAAAAAGCGCGTACATTCATTATTAATTTTCATCATGTCAACTAATTGTAATAATATGGATTTGAGATCACAATTAATTGAGATTAATAAACGAAAAAAACAAATTTTAATCAAAACTGATCATTTGGCCAAACTCAAATCCATCACAAAAAACAGTCAAGAACTACAATGTATGGAACAACAGTTAGTTGAGTTGAGAAAACAATTTTTGAACTTTAGTGTAGAAAATTTTTAATTATATTAATTATAAAATAATAAACAATGTATAATAAAATATTATTATTTATTTTTTTTTTACACATTTATTGTTTTAAAATCTGGTATATAAACACCGCTACGTCCCGATTTATATACGGTAGAATTGCTTTCCATCAAATTAAATTTGTCTACACCAGTGTTTTTGTCGAACACAGAAAACGGTGTGGTAGTATAAATTAATAGTTGATCGGGCGCTTTGACGCCCGCATCCACGTATATCGTATATAATGTAAAACGTGTATGATCCATAATAGCACGTTTTTCGTTTTCTTTTAGATTTGAGCAAATCTTTAAAACCATTTTCTCTACCATGTCCGTAAACAACACGGACAAATCTTCAAATATTATGTCAATAATGTTGTTGTTGTCTTCTAGTCTTAAATCGTGCAACAATTGTAATGCATGCATATAGTGAACATGCTCATCTTTCATTACTTGCATGTTAATTTTGACACAAGTATTGATGAAACCGCTCTCGCCCATTAAATTGATTATCAAAAATGGCGCTGCAAACAAATACCTTTCACACATAATCATTGTAATGAGAAAATGAGCTTTTAACTCGATTTCATTTTCCGACGACGACGACGACGATAATGATGGTGGTGGTGGTGGTGTGTAAGTGTTGATTGCAGTACAATCCATCAAATAATTAACAAAAACATTACTCGTCAACATGTCGACAGTATAGTGTTTGGAGACACACGCCAACTCCAACATACGATTGTAAACAATTTTGTGAACGGTCTCGCGAGCGCCTTGATCGGCAAACATCCACTGTGTCGATACGGCCCATTCTAATTTGTTTTCATCGATCAAACTCATCACCTTGTCATCGCCTATGGCGAGCGCGGCGAACGATTGCAACAGAGCGTCTTGCCACGCACAGTCTACTTGCAAAAATCCATTTAAATCGTCCATCGGATTGTGTTCGTTGGCATACCAATGGTTGGCTTGATGTTCCTGATAATAGCGCCACGAAGGCAAATAGTCCGGTGGCCATATTTGTAATTGTTTTTTTGAACCGTTGTGTTGATGGTGATCGTAATCGTGGCGGTCGTTCAATAAAGGCAAAACGCTTTTGGCGTTTATATTTAAAAACCATTTGTTGACTCTTTCCATTGTTGTTGGCGCACCACACTGTTGTAAATGTGAAACGCGTGACTGTCTTTTTTATACTAAAAATTATATCTTTTTCACAACGACAACAACAATTGACGACACTTGGTTGTTCACCACCATTATCATCATGAACGCGCGTCTCAATAATTTGCCAACGGCCGGTTCGATAGTTTTGCGAGAGCGTATGATGTTGCCCGGCGAGACCGCCGACGAATTTGTCGAACGTTTGGCCTACGCGTTGGCGCCGCAAAAAGCCTCCGCCGTCAAAGATTTGCTGCGTTCAGCCGCAATGATTCCCTCGTCGGCCGTGTGCCGTTTTTACAATACGGGCAAAGAGACGCCGAGCGCTTGTTATTTGTTTGTGTTCAGCAAAAACTACGATGCCGACGTAAAACTGGAGGAAATGCACACTGTGACACGAATGGCAATCAAAGGCACCGGCGTGGGTGTGGGCGCTGATAATTTGCGTTCAGGCAGTGTCACCATCGAAGGCGTACTCCAAAACAACTTTATTGATATTTGTACCAATCTCAATCAAAGTATTAATTTATCAGTGACTACGCGCAAGTCTCGTCTCGCCATGTATCTATCTTTGCACAACATTAGCGCGTACATGTGTCTTAGTTTGCGTCAACAAAACAACATGATAACTCCTAATGTATTTTACGGTTTGATGATTCCCGATTTGTTTATGCGCGCCGCCGAACGCGACGAAATGTGGTACTTTTTCGACGGTCAAACAAGCCTTGAGAACAACGAGGACGAGGACGACGCGGTTTCTTCTCTCAACGATTGTTACGGTGTTGAATATGAAAAATTGTATGAACGTATGGTGGAGCGCAAAATGTATGTCAAGTGTATGAGAGCATCGGTGTTGTTGGGCGAGATCGTGAGTTGTCTCACAGAGAATGGATTTCCCTACATTGTGTTTCGTGACACCGTCAACAAATACAACAATCAACGAGCGTTGGGTGTTGTTCAAACTTTAAACTTGTGCGCAGAAGTGTGCCAACATGCCACAAACTCATTAGAGCGACGCAACGCCTCTCTCTGCACGCTTATGACTTTAAACGTGGCTGCGTTTTGTGAACGACAACAATGCATGTGGCACTTAATCGAACACGATTTGCGCGCCGTATCCATTCCGCTCGACGTGTTGCCCGAAAAGCGTGACAACGACGAAATTTTGGCACACTGTCTATACACAAGTTACATGTGCACGTTTGTGTTAAATTACATGTTGGGCGATAGCGAACGTCGGGAGATTGGTGTTTCGCCTACGGGTCTGTTCGATGCGGTGTGCATAAAACACGGCGTGGAAGCGGCCTACGCAAACGCTATGATCTCGTATGCGGCACTCGTATCAGAATACATATATTATGGATGTGTGTTGGCCAGTGTTGTGTTCAATCGTATGTATCGTGTGGAGTGTGTAAATTTTAAACATAGCGCTTTCGCCAAAGGTCAATTTCAATTTGATTTGCGCAATATCACACCCACACTCGCAAACAAATGGCAAATGATGAGAGAGTACGTTAAAGGTGGCATGGCCAACAGTATGTTAACTGCGCAAGCGCCCACCGCCACCACTAGTTTGATTACCAACGTGACGGAATCAATACAATTCCCGTTGGCCGGCAAGATAACAACAAAAAACAGCAAATCTGGACGTTTTGCAGATGCGCCTTTTTATGCCGCTGTTAGTGGTTTGCAAAACGACGTGATAGTACACAAAAACGTGCCAGTGCTGGATCAAATAAAAGTGTATGCCAACGCGGCACCTTACGTCGATCAGTCGCAATCGGTGATCGTCAATTGTTCTCCGGAAAACACAAAAGTGTTTGAAACGATTGTGCACGCATTTAGACACCAATTAAAAACGGGCATCTATTACTTTTCCTTTACATCGCCCACGCAATACATTAATCTGGGGAATGGCACTGCCGCCGCCGCCGCTAGCAAATTTAGCAGCTGTTCCGCTTGTACATTGTAAAATTATTTTTAAATAAATAAATGACACACATGGACAATTTATCAATAAAATGGTTATTTTTATTTATTCATTCATTCATTCATTCATCAACAATTTATGTACATATTTTTCATTATATATCGCGTGGCCGCGCGCTTTCTCAAAATCTTCAATTATCTCCGACATTGGCGTTGAGGGCGACAAACGTTTTTTTATGTAATAGCACACCAAAAATCCTGTGCGGTTCAGTCCGTGGGTGCAATGAACACCAATCAACATGCCCGGACATTTAGTTTTAAAATGATCCATTGTTTCGATAAATTGTTGAATATATTTCTCGTCGGCCGCTTTGTTGCTGGGTACGTTAATTTTTTTATACAACACACCGGCCTTTTCAAACTCGTGACCGTCATAATAATTGTTGTTGGATAAATCCACCACGGCTCCTAGGCGAGGCAAGTGTTTTACCACACTGCTCACTTGCCATTTGTTCTCATCGCCGCCGGTTACATACTCAAAATGTTTACTCTCCAAAGGAGTTTTGAAACATATAATATTTGTTGCGTTAATCGGCACACCGCAAGTGTTTACGTAATGCCAATTGTCGGGAACTTTTGCTGCGTCCATTTTACTACACACACTCACTTCCACTAACCTCAAATTAATTTCAAAACTTATACATGTTAATAGATATATTTTATGTTGAATCTATTTTATGTCGAATTAAATAAACCACACTCTTCGATTGTAATTTACATGAAGAAATCAACTTGTAAATCACAATAGTGAATGTGATGACATCATTTAAAATGAAATCATTCTCAATGATTCATTTTTAAAATGAGATCATTAACAATGATTTCATTTTATAATGATGTCATTTTAATGAATCATATTATGCCACATTATTAATAAAATGACATCATTAAAAATGAATCATAAATATAAATGACACATAGTGTTTGATCGTAGTTTACATGAAAAAACCAACTTGTAACGCACAATTAGTAGCTAAAAAAAAAAATACAAATACAGTATTTTATCGGTGTTAAATATAAGTAAAAATGAACGCTATATGTTTGATTGAAGGCGATGTGCAGGGTCGTGTGTATTTTCAACAAAACGATCCCAATTGTTATATTAAAATTCACGGATATCTATTGAACGTGCCGCGCGGATTACACGGATTCCATGTGCACGAATACGGTGACACCAGCAACGGTTGCACGTCGGCCGGTGAACACTTCAATCCTACTCATCGAAACCATGGAGCGCCCGACGCTTGCGATAGACACGTCGGCGATTTGGGCAATATAAAATCAATAGGTAGCACCGCTTTGACGGAAATCAACATAATAGATAACGTCATGTCTCTGTATGGACCGCACAGTATATTGGGACGCAGTTTAGTGGTGCACACCGATCCTGACGATTTAGGTCTCACCGATCATCCCTTGAGCAAAACCACCGGTAATTCAGGCGGACGACTTGGTTGCGGTATAATTGGCGCGTGTAAACCACCACCACCACCATCATTATCATCACACGATTATTGATAAACCACCACCACCACCATCATTATCATCACACGATTATTGATATTGTTACAGTTAATAAATATAAAAATGACATATAGTGTTTGATCGTGGTTTACACAAAGAAACCAACTTGTAACTCACGTTAATGTGATGATATCATTTGTGATGATGTCATTATATGATAAAAATAACATTTTTTGTGTTATTTATTGTGTAAGTTAATATCATTTAATGCAACTTAAAACAATAATATACAATAATGCATCAACGCCGCGCTGTTGCATTCAACAGTGGCATGTCTACTATGCGTAGATTTGACGATTGTGATGGTAACAACAACAGCAACAACAACAATAACAACAACAACAGCAATAATAACAACAATACTTCTTTAATAAAACACGAATTGAATACTTTAAAACAAAATGTACACGATATGTGCACTCGATTATCAACCAATTATGATTGTAGTAAATTTATCACGGACACCAACGTAAGTAATAGTATATTGTCGACTAGGTCGCCTCCTCCTACTGCTTTGATAACAACAACAACAACATCGCCTTTTCAACGTCAAATTTTAATGGACACAGTATCGTTGGAAAGAGAAGGAGGAAGATGTCCCTAATTTTGTGGAATCCCGCATTAACAATTGATAAAAATGCAACATATTTAATTGATCCCGACGATTTTATTGGAAAAATTGTGCTAACTCCGTACACGGTGTTTCATGAAAATGGACTTTATATAACGGTGTCGGGATTACGTTTATCCATGTTGTTAAAAACACCATCAACAACAACAACAACAACATCAACAACAACACAACTTTTATTTATGAAAAAAAAAAGTAAAAAAAACGTGTGTTTTATAAACAATAGTATGATGAACGTATTGAACTCTCACATAAACACACCGTTGTGTATAAAAAAAATCACACAGGAATTAATGACATCACCGCGCAATGGAATGTATAGAAAACGATTTATTTGGAATTGTTACATTTTAAATGTGTTAACGTGTGTCAAATGCTCCAACAAGTGTTTATTAGAAGCGATGACAATTTTCTACAAAGGCGAGACAAAGTGTGTAAACGAAGTGCTGCATTTAATGGTGAAATCTCAAAATGCATACAAACCGCCCAATTGTGAAAAAATGAAAAATATAGATAAATTGTGTCCGTATGCGGGCATGTGTAAAGGTCTCAATCCTATTTGTAATTTTTAAAATAAAAATAAAAAATGTTAATTAATTTATTTTATTTTATTTTTTTTTTTTAATAAGTATTTTACTGTTTTCGTAACAGTGTGTGTAGTAAATAAATCAATATATAATAATTTATTAATATATAATATGCCGGATTATTCGTACGCGTACCGGCCCACCATTGGCCGCACATATGTGTATGACAATAAATATTACAAAAATCTAGGTTCAGTTATTAAAAACGCTAAACGGAAAAAGAGTCTGTTGGAACATGAAGAAGCAGAAAAATATTTGGATCCTTTAGATCACTATATGGTGGCGGAGGATCCTTTCTTGGGGCCGGGTAAAAATCAAAAGTTAACTTTGTTCAAAGAGATTCGTAATGTAAAACCGGACACGATGAAACTGATCGTCAATTGGAGCGGCAAAGAGTTTCTTCGTGAGACTTGGACTCGTTTCGTTGAAGACAGTTTCCCCATTGTTAACGATCAAGAAGTAATGGATGTCTTTTTGGTAGTCAACCTGCGTCCCACTAGACCCAATAGATGTTACAAATTCCTCGCTCAGCACGCGCTTCGTTGGGACGACAATTATGTTCCCCACGAAGTGATTAGGATTGTGGAGCCGTCGTACGTGGGCATGAACAACGAATACCGTATTAGTTTAGCCAAAAAGGGTGGCGGTTGTCCCATTATGAACATCCACCGAGAATATACCAACTCTTTTGAGTCTTTTGTCAACCGTGTTATTTGGGAAAACTTTTACAAGCCTATCGTGTACATTGGCACGGATTCGGGTGAAGAGGAGGAGATACTTATTGAAGTATCACTCGTGTTTAAAGTGAAAGAGTTTGCGCCCGATGCACCTCTTTTCACAGGACCCGCATATTAATCATTATAACACATGTAAATAATAAAAAAAACATGTAAATAGCACATAAACTGTGTTTAATCAACTGGGGTGGATTTTTACATCTTTTCTAATTGTATCATTTTGTGCGTCATCAATTTTTTCTATTCTTTTAAAAAGTGCCGTTGTAGTGTTGTCTGTTATAAAAATATAATTAGGCGCTTTATTAATGTATATAGGTGGTTTTACTTCTTGCATTTAAATAAACTGATCTCTTATATCATATATTTTAAATAAAACAACACAATCAATTAATTTATAATGTTTATTAAAAACTGAAAATAAATAATTTATACACAATCAATTTATACACAATCAATTTATTAAAAAAAACTGAAAATATATTAAGTTTCCTGTTTATTAAAAAAAACTGAAAATATATTAAGCTTCCGTTTCAATGGATTTTGTCAACAAATGATTGACTCGTTTCAATAAAATTTCCAACGCATACGAAGACACATGATTAATGGCCCTCTCTAAATGTTGTTTTGCGTCCATGTAGCGCTCTTTAAATATATAATCTTCTATAGCTCTTTTAAAAGCGTTCAAATCGGTCTCGTAAAGAGGTCTATTTATAGTATTGTACGATGCATTTAGGGAGTTTTCGGGCAAATCCAATATGTTCTGGTCTTGTTTCACTTGGGCTTTGAGCTCGTTCAAAATTTCCATTATTTGTGTAATCACTTTTTGTGTGCGAGGTTTTTGTTTCAATAAAGCTTCTATATTGCTCATTTGCATTTGAATATTGTTCCTTGTTTTTTCATCGTTTTGATAAATTTCACTGGCCACCAACACGTTATACAAACTTTTTACATAGTCCACTTGTTGCGGATCAACTTTACTGGTGACTATACCCCATTCTTCTTCTTCTTCTTCTTCGGTCAATTCCGATGCTGTAGTTTCCGCGACGGCTACCCGTCTAGAGGATATCGAGTTGATTAATGATTGCATTCCTGGATTAGTGGCGGCTGTTGTCGTTTTTTGTGGTTTAACTTGTTTTTTAGTTTCTTTTAATTTTTTTCCTTTTCTTATTTCTGCTAATATATCAGACATATCGGCTTTAGCAGGCGTCCGTGGAGGCATAGTTTTTTCCGAAACAGATTTTAATTGTTTTTTTCTATCTTTTATTGATTGTTCAGACAAATCAACAGTTTGTTGTGATTGTTGTTGAGGAGGAGGAGGAGGAGGAGGAGGAAACTGTTGTTGTTGTTGTTGTTGTTGTTGTTCGGCCGGTGATGATTCTGGCATAAATAAAGGTATAGACGGTGGCGGTGGAGGCGGTGGAGGACCTGGAGGCGGTGGGGGACCTGGGCCAGACAACGATTCTTCTACTTGCATAAATAAAGGTATAGAAGGCTGCGGCGGCGGCGGCGGTGGTGGTGGCGGTGGTAGTAGTAATGATGGTGGTGGTGGAACAACAGAAAGTGGACCTAACGATTCTGGCAATAAGACCGGTAACAATGATGGCGGCGGCGGCGGTGGAGGCAATGTTGTTTCTGTAACGACTGGTATTGTTTGTGTAGTTTTTGTTTCTGTAATTGTTGTTGTTGGTGGTATTGTTTGAGTAGTAGTATCAATAGTCGTTGCGTTACGAGAAGCAACAACAGCAGCAGCAGCAACTGGTAATGTTGCACTAGCAGCATTTTGAATGTAATCAGAATAAATATTGTAAAAATCAGAAATTAAAACAGTCATTTCTATTTGAGTGATAGTGTTGTTTGCTAATCTCTGTTCAATGTTTGCCAGTTTTTCATTTAACAAAATTCTATACACAGAGTTGGCGTTAACACCCAAAAGGGCGCGTTTCATACCGTCCAAAGCGTACGTGTGAATGGTGTCGCTGACCACGTTGCCTCCGTATTGTTTTCTCACATAGAGTAGGTCGTCAGCAATGCCATTCGCCAATTTCAATATACTGAACACTATATTTCGAGTTAAAGTTATTTGGTTCGTTTCGATTGCAGCGCTGATCGTATTCACATATTTTTCGTATTCCCGCTTTTGCACAGTTGTGTCGCCGCTTTCATTCTCATCGTATTCGGATAAATATGCATTCAAATCGTTCAACAGTCTGTGTGCGTCTAAATTTTTCTCATTTTCCAATATATAAGATCGTACCGATTGTTTATTAGTGTAATTCATAATTAATTTATTATATTTTTACTATATAATGACCACAACAACAACAACAACAACATTAGAACAAATTAATAGTTTTTATAAAATGTGTAAAGTTGTTGTTGAACCGCCACGATTTAAACTAATAAATGGTAAATTTGGTAAAATGTCCCTGTTACACCACACGCTTACAAGTAAAATGTATTTGCAAAAAAGTATCAGCAACAGAGATTTTAATTCGGACGAGATTAAAATTCATCAAATGATGGAAAATCACGATAATTTTATTAAACTATTTTTCTATTACGGTTCCATGAGCGGGCAGCACACTCTCGTCATGGACTATATCAATTGTCCCGATTTATTTGAATTATTACGATCAAACGACGTAACACTGACACACAATCAAATCGGCAATATTGTTCGTCAGTTGTGTTGCGCCCTCAACGATCTTCACTCGTCGTGCGGATACATACACAACGATGTTAAATTGGAAAATGTCTTATATTTTGAGGCGTTAAATCGTGTTTATGTGTGCGATTATGGTTTATGCAGACCGGAGAACACGCCGTCCGCACACGACGGCACCGTGGAATATTTTAGTCCCGAAAAAATTAGACGTCACAATTACGCTCGCTCTTTCGACTGGTACGCGGTGGGGGTGTTGACTTATAAACTGTTGAGCGGCGGGCGTCATCCGTTCGAGAAAAAATTTAACGAAAAATTTGACGTTTCCACAATGAAACGTCGACAACGTTATGATGAGATAAATTTTTTGCCAGATATAAACAGCGAAAAAGGGCGCGACTTTGTGTTTTCTTTGACTAGATTTGATGTTACGTATAGGTTAACAAAATTTAAACACATCATAAAACACAATTTTTTATTGAGTAAAAATTAACGGTTGATAATTAACATTATTATTATTATTATTATTATTATTATTATTAATATTATTATTATTATTGTTGATTATTATATTATTGGGATC